CACTGGCTTCAAGGGAAACCTTTGACGAGAGAACCCTTGAAACGGGATGTAAAAGCATGGTCATTTAAGCTAGGCTTCTTGGCAAGGAGGGCCTCAGAAGCACTAGCCCCTTCCTGTGAATTTAATTGTAGCCATTCTCCCACCACTTCTTTCCGTTAACCTTTTCGGCTTCACGTACTGTTTCTTCTTGAAGCCCTGCTCTTGCTATGGATATCCGCACAGCCCTCCGAACAAACTCACTCATCGTTAGTCCCATCTTGTCGGCCCACTTCCGAACATCTTCTTTCAGTTCGGGAGTGAGCCTCAACAAGATGGACTTCTTAGAAGTTGAGGCCATCGTCCTCTTCCTCTACTTCTACAGGCTGAGCTTCTCTCGACTGTTTTATTTCTACCTTAAAGTTTTTGTAAGGCATCCCAGCTTTGGATGTGTTGTTCCACATTGCCATTCGTAGCACAGGCATCGAACCAGTCTTTGCCTTTTCAACTAACGCTTTCATAAACTCCCTGGTCATCTCAAGTTCACCGACCTCTTCGGGATGTTTGTCAGTCGTGGCGTACTTGTTCTTGAATATTGCAAACTGCACTGTCGGTAGATCTGCGTAATCAGGCATACGGCTACTTCTCCTCTGTTGTTTCATCGTTTAATTTAAGTGCTAACTCCCCTGCTTCCTTCAACTTCTTGATCAATTCTTTTGCTTCGTCCTGGTTGCCACCCTTAACGACAGTCTTAATCTCTGTCTTTGTGTCCCCAGTAGGCACCCATCCCTTGTTTACCAATTCGTTGGCAACCACCTTCAACTCAGCAATATAATCTGTACCAGATTTTTTTACTGTTTTAGTCTTAGGCTTTGGCTGTTTTTTGGGTGCAGACTTCTTTGGTGCAGATGTCTCACTGCCCTGCGGTAAGTCCTCTCCCGCATAAATGTAATGACCTAATCCAAAGAGGGCAAAACATTTCGTTAGGCAACGCATCTTTGCATCTGATATGGACCTCGCATCAGGGTTGGCAATCGCCTTGTGCCTGTAGTCCATGACTGGAAGCCACATGTCATGGGTCACATCATGTATTGTGACAGAACAATTCACCATGCAACTGCCACCTGGATAGATGTTCACATCTCGCATGATACCATTCTCATCTAACTGTCCCTGCCATTTAACAGTTAACTCAGGGTAGTGAGACATCATCACTCCCCAGGCCCAGGCCCAACTCAAATAACTTAATCCTCCACGATCATCTACATGCTTGCTGACATCGACCTTGGATAACTTATCCCAGATCTGCTTGGCTGTTGGCTTAGCCATCTAATCCCCCCCATTAAATTGTTTACAAAACTCTGATACATCACACCACGACTCGCACCTTATGTAACGAGCATCTCCATCGACTACAGAAAAAGTTCCTGACTTCTGAGCGTTGATGTACCTCTGTGCATCGGCAAGCGTGTCGAAACTCTTGGGCCGTCCTTTCCCCCCAACGACACTATAAGCTCCCCTAGCCCATCTCTCTTCATTGGTACAAGGAGTCGTGGCTTCCATCGTGTGCAACTTAACCCTGTGGTTTATGTATCTCTCTACTCTTTCTGCAGACCACAGGGGAACAGGTATCGAAACAATCATAGATGCTGGGTAATCATTTTTCCCTGCCCGTGATTTCATCCAGTCCCGACACACCGCTACGATAGTCAGGCTCTTGGGTTCGGTACCACTCTGGCGTAGAAGCCAGCCGTACATATTTAGCTGTGCTTCCCAGTCTCCCTTCAACGCCTTTTGTACAGTGAAGACTGATGTAACCTTGTAGTCTGTGATGTTACCATCTACCTCTAAGTCGATTGCACCCGACACAGTGATGCCACCACATTCTGCAAAGAGCCTCTGCTCTATGTTACCTTCCCCATACTTCTCTAGCATATTGTGTACGCTAGTACCTAACAGCATCCAGACACGATCTCTCACATCAAAAGAAAGTTTGTCCTCATGCTCTTCCTTTAGCCTGACGATTTGCGGTGGTTGTATCAGGCCAGTAACACTGAAGTCAGCATCTCCCTTGCTGTACGAATCATCCGTTACTGCCCTCACAAATGTGTCAGGTGCGCCAAACTCATTGGTTACTGTCATTCAGTCCTCCATACACCAAAGGTGTGGTTGTCTACCCTGCGACATGCGAATTGTTTGTCCCACTTTTTTCCGTATCGTGAACACGCAGATCTCAGTCTGCTCTCCATCTTGCCCCCATCGTCAGGAACAATAAATGATTCCCCAATATTTAATTTTTCAAAGGGAAGTTGCATCATTCTTGCACTCTGCTTTTGAGGTAATGGAACGCCACTCCTAATCTCTACATCTGTCATTCAACCCTCCATATTCCGATGCCATAGTCTGTGACTCTAACACTGTACTTCTTTCCTAAATCTTTCCCTCTACGCCAGACATGACTGCGAATGGCGTTGACCTGTGCGTCTACTTCTTCGGGTGACAGTGGTATCCCTATTACTGTACCTGTTTTGATCTCATCAAATGGCAGGTCTGCCCACACACGTGGTCTCCCTCCCTTGCTCTCAGGCAGTGGCACGTTCTCGCTAGTCCAGTACCTCTTATCGTCCTTGAGGTGTCTCTTCGTCATGTTCAAATGTACCTCCCGTTATTGCGAAAAAGACCTTGGTTAGTTATCCTAAGTGTCCCAAGTGACAACAACGATAACCGAATGCAACATGAAACGCAAGTACATTAACAGAGATCCGTGTGTAGTAATGATAGAGGGGGAGCCAGCCTCGAAAGCAAACTCTAGGAGGTTGGTCTATATCAAGGGACGAGCAGTGTTTATCAAGAGTAAGAAGGCATTGTCCTACAAGAAAGCATTTGAATTACAATGCCCTACTCGCAAAGATCTGTACAAGAAAGGACAGGATTTAGTGGTGGCAATGAAGATTTTTTATAAGACACGCAGACCAGACTTAGATGAGTCATTGATCTTGGATTTACTAGAGGGTCTTGTGTACGAAAATGATCGACAGGTAAAGATGAAATATATAGAGTGGGGCCTCGACAAAGAAAGGCCAAGGACGCACATAGTAATATCTACTATAGATAATAAAGAGAAAGTTATAGAAACTTTATTAGATAATATATAGTTAGATAAGGGAGAGTATAGGTAATGTCTACTGAGATATTGCAGATAGCTAATAATCTAGGGATTGGACAACACAAGATTGCTTGTCCAGAATGTCAGGACAGTAGGACTAAGCACAAGAGGGACAGACCTCTGTCTGTGCGAGTCGATGGCAAGGGTGTTCAGTATCGCTGTCATCACTGTGATGCAGAAGGCGGTTGGATAAATCAAGCAGAGCGAACAAACACATGGGGAAATTTTCCCCCGAAAGCAAGGGAGCAAGAGGTGAGAACCATCAAGCCAATAGTTATCAGAGAGAACGAGACAAACCAGAAGGCGTTGGACTATCTTAAGTCTAGAAGTATTGCCGACGAGATCATCGACAAGCACACCATACTTTCCACGTACCGATTCAACGGCAAGACAGTCCCTGCTGTTGGCTTTCCGTACAGAGATGGGAAGGATGTAACTGCTGTAAAGTGGAGAAGTGCTGACAAGCAGAAAAACTTTTCACAAGAGAACGTGTGCGAAGACTTCTTTAACCTGGACTCATATGTTGATGGCAACGATATCTTAATCTGCGAGGGAGAGTTAGATGCGTTGGCATGGATGTCATGTGACCTACCAGAAAACCTTACTGTACTTTCGATTCCCAATGGCGCTCCTGCTGGTGTGAAAGATGGAAAGATTGATCCGAAGGATGACAATAAGTTTCGGTATATCTGGCGAGCAGAACGGCAACTAAAGCTATGTTCAAAAATAATTTTAAATACAGACGACGATGCACCAGGCAAGGCTTTGGAAAAAGAAATCATTCGGAGAGTGGGAAGCAGTAAGACTTGGCTTGTTTCTTTGGATGAATACAAAGATGCATCGGAAGCATTGGAGGCGGAAGGACAGCGTTACCTTGAGAATCAGTTGGACAAAGCCAAGGTTCTTCCAATCATCGGAGTCAACACAGTCGATGATATCTTTGATTCAGTGGTAGACCTTTATGAACAGGGACAAATCAAGGGTGCATCTACTGGGCTAACTGCTTTAGATGAATACATGCAAGTACCCCTTGGTATGCTAACGATTGTTACAGGCTTCCCTGCCTCTGGCAAATCGGATTTAGTTGATCAGCTATGCGTGAACCTAGCACGAAGCAACAACTGGAAGACTGTCTTCTGTAGCTTTGAGAAGCCAGCAGATTATCACTATGCACAGTTGAGTCAGAAGATAATAGATCGTCCATTCTTTATTGAGAATGAAGCGAGTCGTATGTCCCCAGAAGAGGTAGAGTTTAGTAGGGAAGTGATGAAAGAAAACTTTGTGTTCATGGACAACAGAAGTGGGGGAGCGTCAGACATAGACAGCATACTTAGGAAGGCATCCGAATGTGTACTCAGATATGGAAGTAGGATACTAGTGATTGATCCTTACAACTACATTGATATGGGTGGGGGAAGAGAGACTGATGCCATTAGTCAGATGCTGACAAAGATACAGCAGTGGGCAAAGAACCACGACGCTCATGTATTTTTTGTGGCTCACCCTGCTAAGCTCAGCAATGAACGTAGGTCAGGGAAGAAGGTAGTCGTAACAGGATTAGATATCTCAGGTTCACATACCTGGTTCTCCAAAGCCGACATCGGACTTACAGTATGGAGACATCCAAAAGATGAGGAGCCACCCGAAGCTCATGTATGGAAGGCAAGGTGGAACTGGGTAGGCAAGAATGGATCATGCCCCCTCCACTATGATAAGTTCAGTGGTAGGTGGCAGAACTACGGCCCTGCATTTGATGACTACGACTGGGACTTTGAATAATGAGCATGGTATCCATCGCTTAATATCTCTGTTGCTTTTCTGTATTTTTTGCGAAGCCTTTCAAGCTCTTTGCGTAGTACTTTTTTCCCTGGCTTGTCCCGTATTGAGGACATTGAATGAAAGTTACGCTTTGAGTTAACCATTACGTCTGCGAATTTCACGAACAAGGCTACTGGATTTTCTATAACCCTTGGTAGGTAGGTCTTAAAATAATTTTCGTTTGGTTTTTTACTTATAGCAATCATGGCATCGTAGACATAAGGGCCAAATGTTTCTTTGATCTCGTTGCGTATTCGCTTGCGAAACTTCTTGGGCTTGGCATCTTCTATTGTGTCGTGGAGTATTGCTACTAAGTGTTCTAAGCGTCCACCCCCCATCAGTATGGTACGAAGACGAACTGCTGAAACGTGATCCATGTAGGGCATATCAATTTTATCTAATTGATTTCCATGTACCTTAAGAGCAATCTCTTCTGCCCGCTTGACCTCTTCAGCTAACTTCGTTTGCCAACCAGGGAAAGTTTGGTTAGCTCGGTCTTCCATCTGGCTTCTGTGACGCAACCAACCCACCATAAATTTTCTGTGTTCAGTCATTGCATCTTCTATGGTAGGGTGAAGGTTAAATTGCCACAGATCCTTCTCTGTTATTATAGGTAGGTCTGGAGTTTCCAGATATCGAATACCTATTATTGGGTGTACTCTGTACCCAACATCCCATCCATTGTCACGCATCGAAACAGCAAGATCGCCATCCTCTACCACTTGTACATCATGGTTTGTAAGAGCTAACTCCTCTCTCCACCAGGGCGCACCCATGTAAATGTCAGTCTTCATGATGCCACCTCCTCCTCAAACCTACGTTTAACTTCTCTTTTCACTCGTTCCTCTGTCCAGTCGGGGTTATCATCCTCGACTTGTTCCTTGAGTCTTTCCATTACTGCGTCGTTGTCATAATCGTCACGTGGATTGTGTGCCATTCTCCAATCGTGATATCCAGTTCCTCTGAAGCTCATGTTTTTTTCCTCTGATAATGGCTTACTTAAGCCAGGGGTTAATAGTTCGGATAAAATTTTGTTCAAAAATTATTTTTAAGCAGGAGACGAGCCGTCGTCTTCTTCGTCGTACTCTATTTCAAAGGGCCGACCATCCGCTGGTTCCTTGTGTTGTTCCTCCAACATGCTAATAAAAATGGGGGTATGATCACCTACCCACGCACCTAACATATTGTAATTAAAGTATTCACACGCCTCTGTATAACTCATCCCATCCCTTTCGTGTAGTCTCGCAATCACCTTATCCATATCATAAGCAATCACTTGATCACCATTAAAGGTTGTTGCGACACCTACGATACAATCGTTGAACCCGTTCATTGTTACTAACGATTCTGCACCTTCAACAACTCTGTTTGCATACGTCTGTAAGTTCTTGCAACTCATTGTGGTCTCCTAGTAGTAACGCCCTGCTGTGTGTAACCTTGCATGAGCTTGTTGTAATCAAACTGCTTTCCTATCGCTTCTCGTATGCTGATTTGTTCGGGTTCAAATCCTAGCACCCCACCTTCTGGATGTCGGTAGTAGCACACTGCACTGACAGTCGTGTGTCCACTTGCAAAGTCTCGACCTAGCCTTGTCAATCGCCACATCCCAGAAGATCGTTTGGTCCCATCGGTATTCGACATCCTCTCTATGAGACCCCAGTATCTTAGCTTGGCGTAATCACCACCTCCATTGATTGCTCCACTGCTTGGGATGTGATGATACTTATTCTCCGCAGATTTGTACGCCATCCAACACAAGACTCTAGCGTAACTGCCTAGCTTGTATGCATAAACCTTGCTCCGACCACCGCAATGTCCACACGTAGAGATAGGTTCTTTCGACAACGCCCTCAAATTCTCTACATCAGGCACCGCACCATTGGTATCTTCAACTGTCTCTTCGTCAAAGTCGAATGTGGTTTGAGAAAAGTCATAAGGTATTTGTTGTGTGCTATCGTGATTCATCGTCTGTAATTTCCCCCGTAAAAAGTTTATGTTCAAAAATTATTTTTAAGCAGGTAACGCTGAGTGGGTGGGTGAGCAAGTAACTAGTAGATACATCTAGATACTTGACCAGCTATACTAGTTACGCTAGTTTCTGAATCAATGCTTATGAGATCGTCCTCTCTCAAGGCATAACAAAGCAAAATATATTTCTTACTCTCCTCCGTGAATGAGTAGAAACTCTGCTTACCCTTCGGCCCCCTCTCAGGCTGAAGGGTTTTGTTATTCAGTCTGGCTTTCATCTTCGCCTCTAGACCCACCAAATACATTTGCCAACCTCTTCGGTATTACCACAGTATCATTGCACGTACCACAGCACTGCCCAACCTTTACTGGTAGTGCGTTGTTTCCAAATCCTAGAATATCGTAGCCACATATTACACACTTCATTTTTTGCCCGTGTTCATCAATCATCTGTCCTCTCCTTTATATTTGTACGATTGGTTTCTCTTCTACGATCTCTTAATTTTTTATACATGAGACTTCTCTTTGACTTCTCATATCTTTTTTTGTGTCGCTTCTTTCTTCTGGGCAATCCGTTTTTGTACATATACACATCCCCCTATTAATTCATCGTTGGTTTTTTTGGTATTGATATGCCTTCCTTCATAGCTTCATGTTTAATGTTTTCCTCTAGGTCATCGTCTAGCTTTTCTGTATCATCCAGTGTTTTTAATACGGCTGGAGTCCACTCTGTACCCAACCACGAAAGGAATGGCGCCCACAACATCATACTTTTCATCATAAGTTGTTGTCCCTCTTCGGTGTCTAGGTCCAATTCGGTTTCCACTTCAGGGTCAATCCCTATCTTCTCTTGTTGGTCAACGTGAAAAGTAAATGCATCAAGCATCGACACTAAAAGCCTAAGTGTATCTTCATGTAACTCCATCTTTCTTTTTCCTAGCTCAATCTCTTTCAAGGTTAGCTTGTCTAACATTCGGTGCAGTCTGTCTGCCATGTTGCCTCCTTATTGTGGGGGGGGTTAACCCGTGGTAAAAAAACTAAAAATATTTCTGAACAACTTTTGAATTGTGGATAACTTTGGGTTGCGACACTTGGCGTGTTCCATTGGGCCATTGACTCCTGGCGGTGAGTCCCAAGCATCCATCGTTGCGTTGCAATCGACATTCATGCACCCATACAATTCACAGTGACCCAACTTCGATATCAACCTTGGATCGTGGCCAAACTTCTTGGCTCTCTTCAAAGACTTGCGGAGTTCTCGCTTCGCTCTGTCTGTACTGATACCATCTCCGCTATACAACATACTATAGTCTCCCATATCATCTGCTCCTATTTGGATTCTTTACTTCAATCATTAGGGAAATTCTCCTCTAGAGCTTTATCCCACAGGTCTTTGAGGTCCTTCTGCAGATTCTCCCAACCATCAATCTCGCCACCAACACTTTCGCTCTCCTCTAGGTACGTCCTGATGTCCTCAATCGCCCTAAACAGAGGATGTTCATACTTATCTGTATTGATACCATCTCCGCCATACATCAGTCTATATTCTTGCATTTCTTTTCCTCCCATTTGTTTATTTGATTCAACAAACCAACAGCAAACTCTACTCGACCAACGATGAGTGCTTTGTCCACCTCATCTTCCATCTCTTCCTTGCCAGAAACTACAGGCCAGTTGTCATCCACTTCTCTTTGGCAGTAGCTTTTGATTTTTTCTATCGTGACACCATGTCGTTCTGCCAATCCAAACCATTGATCCACGCATTGATGAAGGTGAAGTGCCTCGCTTTCATCTAGGTTCAAGTCGATTGGATTACCATCTTTATCATTCGCTTGTATTCTTTGCATCGCTCGGCCCGCCTCTAAGTTAAAATTAATTTTGAACAATAGTTTTGTTCGCTTTGTTACACCTGTCTTACAGTTTTCTAATTAACCCGATCAACCAACCTGTCAATGCATCGGTTGACACGATCAATCTCTGGGATTTTATACTCCCAGAACTCGTGATCAATGTATAGAGAGAGGGCGAAGTTCAGCCCACGTATATAACCTAAGTCATACTGAATATCTCTATCATCTTCCATCCGTTTCCAGTCACGCTTCAAAGCTCGAATCATTGAAGCCAATGTGTTTCGCATCGCCTGGTGTGTGCCATCCCTTCTCATGCTTCCTCCTTGCATCGGTCATCTAGTCTTTCAGCTATGTGCAGTATGTCATCAACGAGATCCCCTAGTGTTGTCATTGCATCCAAGTCTTCCTGACATTTTGGTATGTTGCGTAGCCTCATGTCATCGGGGTAGTTATCGGCATCGTAGCCATCAATCGTTTTCTTTAAGTCAACCGCATCAAAGTACAACTCTGCAATCTCTTCATCTGGCTTCACTTCAATTAATACACTGCGACTCATACTTCCTCCTCTCCGTAAAAAGTTTATGTTCAAAAATTATTTTAGTGCTGGCGGGCTTGCACTTTTTATGGTGTACCTAACCCAACCCGCCAAAAGTTAGGGGCCACCACCAACATCTAGATTTCTATCACCACACCAAACTCATCACCATAAAAACTTGGTGCTATTCCCGATGTCACCCAAGCAACTGGATAGTTGGGTTCATCTATACGCACTGAACCATATCCATCTGTGAAGTAGATCAATGCACCTACTGTATGTTCATCTCCAGAATCTTCGATGTAACTAAAGATGGGATCGAATGATGTCCCACCACCACCGAATATATCTAGCTCCATACCCTCTGCTCCCTGCCCTGCATTGAGGTTGATGTCGTACCAAGGCTCGTCGGTATCTGCATTCATGTGTATCTTGCTGTCGATGTATGCGACACGAATCCTATCTAGTCTCAGTTCGTCTGCCCACCTAACTAGCAATGCTCTGTACTGCTCAAACTCATCTTTACCTACTGAAGCTGACGAGTCTATCGCAACGTAAAGATCTTGCACTCGCTTCTCACGTGAGGGTAAAACCATTCCTCTCTGTAGCCATCTCTTGTTAGGTTTCTTGAAGCTACGTCTTGACTTCATATTTTTCAGCAAGAAGGAAGAGATCTCCTCTGACGAATGCTTGCCACGCTCTGACATATTCTTGATCTGTGTACAAGTTCCCCCTGCTCCCTGCCCTGCTGACTTCTCTATAAGAGATGCTTGTTCCAAACGCTCCATCATCTCATACTCATATCTCTTGATAGCTTCCTGGCCCTGCTCGACAACAGGGCTGTCAAGTATCCCACCCATGCCAAGATCTTGACCGCTCGCCTCGCCATCTTCATCTTCAGAATCACCATCGCTATTCCCTGCACCACCTGGTACGCCCTTTGCTGGTTCCTCTGGCTCCCACCCATTCTTGAGCATTTCGTGGCAGATTCTTTCTACTGAATAGTTACACGACTCACTAGAATAGAAGTCATGTAGGAGTCTACCCTCTGGTAACTGAAAGTCCTCTCCATAATTGGGACTCCTCTTGATCAGTCCATTGACCTTGTAATCACAGGCTATGTTCCACAGTTCTGGATGTATATCTCCTCGCCTCGTATTGTGCATGAGAACAACGTGCAAGAACTCATGGAAGAGTACTGTAGAATTTTCCTTATGTGATAGTGACTGCATAAAATCTGGGTTGGCCCAGATGGTATGTCCGTCGGTAGCGTAGGTCTTGTGAGTCCGATCTATCACTATGTCACACTGTCCAATGATAGTGTAAACCCCTGGATCTTTTCTGCACATTCTTGAACGTAGCTTTATAAGTAGCTGACGCTCTCTTGAAAAGTCCTCGTTCTCAACGTCGTTCATCATGTCACTGGCGATTGCACTAGCAAAATTTAGTAGTGCATTACAACCCATGTCATGGTCAATAATATATTTCATCGTTCCTCCCGTTCTCGGCTTAAGTTAAAATTAATTTTGAACATTAGTTTTTCATCCACTCTTCGAACCTATTTGTTGCGGGTTCAACAGTCTTACGAATATCTTCCAACTTTTCTACGATTGGTTCTCGTATGCTGTCATCTCTTCCACCTAAATACTTTCTTGCATCAGAGAGATTTCCATCACCTATCTGTTCCACCTCATTGACTAGTCTTCTAATCTTCTTAGCAGTATCAGTCAGTGCGGTGTCTGGGAATGTCTCGTTCCACTTGTCTATGCGGTCAGCTAAATCTCTGTAGTTAGACCAACCTGGACCCTTGGGTAATTTGTTCCCCTTCCTACCATCCTTGTTGTGTTGGTAGTCTTTGAATCTATCCGCTATTTCCACAGTGTCCTTGATGATGTCATCGGCAATACCACCAATCACATTGGCCATCTTTTTCTTGTGGTTTTTTCTATCCTCTTCAACAGCCCTGTCAATAACTTCTTGAGGTGCGGTGAGTCGGATGTCTTTTGGATTCGTTGGTGGTGGCAGTGGCCTGATCCACACTTTCCAACTGTACTTCTCACGCAATTCATTTAGTGGTGGGAAGTGTTCTTGATATCTGTCGTTCAAGTCTATCTTGGCATCTGCTTGTATCTGAGGCCAGTACTTAAACAGATCGTCGTTCAATGCCTTCCAGAATTGATCACCAAATTCTTGCATCTTTTTCTCGTACTCTACTAGGTCTTCGTACATCAGTAGGTACTCGTTACCTTTTAGTCTACTGCCGTTACTGTTGTTCCTTGAAGATGACCAAGGCTCAGTCACACGTTTCATGTACGCCCTGGCATACTTCTCTGGATTGTTCAGCCTACGAACCAAGGAACTATCAAGCAGTAGCACTTGACCGCTGGCCCTATCTCTACTGATACCTGTCGCTTTTGCTCCTTCTCTAGCGATGTCTTTCGCAGTCTTTCTCCACCCTGCCTTTTTAACTTCTATGCCAGTGAGGATATGTCCACTATACAAATCTTCGTTCATCCTGCCCCCCTCGTAAAAAGATTATGTTCAAAAATTATTTTAGAAGTAATGCGTATCCTGCAACCTGACCATATGGTTTACGTATTCTTCTTGCTTCTGCACATCTTTGTTAACCGACAGTGCCATGTGTGCGAATGTCACTTCCAGTTCCTCGCCAAACAATTTGACGAATGGGAATAATTTATTTACCTGAGTTGCATCTTTTCTAACTCGCTTGCTCAGTATAGCAATCATCCCTGCTAGTCTGATCCTTCCATTGTTACTGTTGTCTAGCCTGTACTCTTCTATTTGATCTGCCATTCCTACTGGATCAGCAATCATCGCATCCAAGTCCACCATGTTGTCCATAGTATCGTGGACAGCCAGTAATTCTCTCCCTGCCTGGTGTCCGATGGTGCCGTACATGGTTGCTCGTCCCACCTGAGTGCTTAAGTCCAGTCCCTTGGTGAGGAAATCACTCATTGTTTTCATGGACCTTGGAGTTGAAAACTGTTGTCCTCTTGGCTCAGCCTCAAAGGTATTAAGGAAGGCTTCCTCTAAGCATCCAACAGCACATACAATAATCGGATGTAGCTCACCCTCGTGATACTGAAGCCATGACTTGGCAGTGGTCCTAACCTTGTAGATGGTACACCTATCCATGAGATCAGCAGTGAAGTTGAAACTACTAGCGTTATCCCCTGCACCATTAGCAGTCCCTATAATGTGAACCTGTGGTGGTACTAGGTAGCTTGTACCCAGTGATCTCTCTTCCATGAACTGAGCGACAGATGGCATCATCTCTCTTTTCTTACCGATCTCTTCCAGTAGCATGGTGTTGTGGATATTTTCTGGTGGTCCCCAACTTGGATCAGCACCTGGCAAGTCTTCCACAGCTTGCCTAATGTACTGAGTGTACTTTTTATTATTCCCATAGGATGGGTACACTAGGTCTTCGGGTTCCATGTTGTTGAAGTTAAGGAAGGAGTAACTGGCCTCTCCCTTTTGTGGCTTGGTTACACGTGCGTCTATCACCTCGTCATAACCTGCCCTCTTGGCTCTCTCTCTGCAATAATCCAGAGCCACTGTTGTCTTACCCATCCCGACTGGGCCGACCAAAACCACTGGCCGTAGATCCATCTCTTCCCCACAAAAATGCAAGCCTTCCAACGCTTGCGTCGGTGTTACTTCCTCTAACATCCCCCTCTCTTCCATCTCTGCTTTCCTACTTCTCTTTGACATCTTACCTCTCTCTTCGGGGAAATATTCCCCAGTTAAATGATACCTCTTACTACCTCTCACACTTCTTACAATAAATTTAACTGTTTCAAATCTTTTTGTCTAGGTTTTGTCACCCTCCCAGCAAGAAGAAAAATATTTTGAACAATTATATATCACTCACTTGGTTTATTTGTTGTTAGTAGTCTAAGAATGGTGCGTCAAAGTCTATTCTCAACTGTACGATACGCCCTTCTTCAACCTTGGCGTGTACGGGGTACAGCCCATCTCCCCACCCAGTACTAGTCGCAACAGCCAACTCGGTCACCTGGCCAGCACCATCTCGTATGGTTCTACGACAGGCTGAATCATAAGAGAATGAATCAATGGGTGTCGTGTCCTCCCTTGATACAAAGGTTCCTTCTGCTAGAAGGTCGTTCATAGTCTTGTCATAAGGCTTGATAACCTGGTCGTATCCAGTGAAGTCCGCACTCCATTGCAGAGTGACACTAGGATCATCAGACTTTTCATAAATCCTTATGCTTACAAAATCATCGGCCTCCCAGTCGCTCAAGTAGCACGGATCGGTGATCAGTAGTTGCCCTGAGTCTACTGGAACTGTACCTATAATCTGCCATCCATTTTTTACGTTACTCATGCTCCCTCCTCCATTTCTAAAAGTAGTTTTTCATCTGCTCCAGTCGGAACAAATTCTCCTGCTTGCCACTATATATCACTCACTCCTACCATCGGGCGTATGGTTGCGGATCATTTTTGAGTCCCTGCTCTATCATCCATGCATACAAGTACGGCTTGTCCTGTCTAAGCTCATGCTTTTTTGGCCGTCCATTTCTACATTCTGTCACTCCATCTGTGTCGAATGGATCGAACCATGCCAACTTCATGTAGTGTTCTAGATACCTTATGACCTGATGTCTAGTTGGTCTAATGTGTATTGAGTGGCCGTCCATTAGGATGGTAAAATTTTCCTCACATTCCTGTGGTCCACCGACTACCTCAAATGTTTCTGGGCATACGTAGTTCAGTGCCTCTAGCCACATCTCTATACACATCTCTTCGTATCGTATTCCTACTGTCATTGCATAGCCACCTATGACTGCACCATTGGGTTCGCCATGACAAGCAAACTCTGGGTCCAACGTGTTACGTATCGGACCGAATGTTACACTGTCAGTGCTATCCCACTGTGGACCCCAGTCATCCCTCTGATATTTAATTTCCTGGGTTTTATTTTTTCCCCTGTATCCCCCTGCCCTTATGTATTCAGAACCCTTCCCTCTCCACCCACGCCTAGTTAAGTACCCATCCTCTAGTCCCTTGGGTCTGCCCTGTGCTTTTGTTTTATTAGGCATCGGACTCTCCATCTGCATCTTCCCTAGAAATTAGAAAGCAAACTCCCTCCACTGACCTCACTGTCACCTGTGTGTGGGAGCAATCCCTTGTATCTAAGATTCCCATTTCAGCTAACTCTGCAAAGGTGTGTCGCTTATCTGAATCGACTATTTCTTTCGCTAGTTTTTCGGCACCCTCCATGTCTTCTGCCTCAAGTTCGTCGAAATGGTACACCTCAACCTTACGTACTGTTACTGAATACTCAGTCATCACTCACTCTCCTCTGTTAAAAGATTTGGGGGAAAATTTCCCCACCACTGCATCCAACTCTGGCCTCTCAATCCCTACAATACTGCCGTTGGGAACGATACAATCCTCAATCGTTCCAGCACTACCTATTTTTAGGTGCATCTTCTTACCTGCAAGAGGGGAGCTATCCCCTTTCCAACACCAGGAATCTGGCACCCATATGTCTATCCAATCAAACTGTTCCATCACTTGCTCCTCCCAACCATGTTCCAAGCTATGCTCGCCATCTCATCTATCGACAGACAGTTTACCATTATTCTTTGGTTGTTTGGATTAAGTGAATCAAAAACTTGTACTATCACACTGGCAGTCTGCATATCCATCATCTTTCCACCTACCACAGCACACTGCTTGTCCTCTACGATCTTTCGACAATGCTCTATTACCTTTGACATCACTCACTCCTCTGGGACTGACCTACCAGCCCTTCTATTTCGGGGTGAGTTTCTAGCTTTGCAAGCAACTCCATCAGTTCTTCCTCTACCTCTTGAATCCTTTCTAGAGCGTGCATTGCTGGTCTTGATGCCATGTGGATAGTAGGGATCTCTTCATCCGTTAACCCTTCCCTTGCACAGAGCAACCAGGTCAGACACTGCTTAATTTGACACTCCACCTTACGATTGAGGACTATAGCAAGAGTCTCCATGCTGTCTTCCAGGGTACTTGCTTCTAACGCACTAACTGCAAATTCATCTACCGCCATGATACCTCCTAGTTAAATGATATAACCTGGTTTAAAATATTTAGGGGAAACTTTCCCCTGGTACTGCAAGCCGTAGTGGGGAATCAAACCCCTGTACTTGAAAGAGGAGTAGGGTATGTCGGCCCTGTAACTTCCAAGATCCAATCAGGTACGGATCGTTTATATCTTACCTTCAGCTTTGAGATGACGTAGGTCTTCTCGTGAGGACACTGTAACGGGCATCCCCTTTTCTTTCCACTTCCTTTCAAACTCTAATTGCTTGATGTTCTCACTAACGTCAGCACCTCTAAACCTATGGTGAAAGTCCTGTGGACTATCAGTATCGTGCCATGAGGTCAGTGGGTGTGTACCACATATCGTACACACCATACTGGCTGGCCTATGATAGTGATGCTTCTCTTTCGGTCCTATCGGTTCAGCATATTTTTTAGGGGAAATTTTCCCCACAACCATCTTGCGTACCCTTACTGGCTTACGTCTAGGCAACGTACTAGGATGACTACGGCCAAGGCTTGACTGGCTGGTAGCACTCAGGAAGTTTACCTGATTCCTACCTTTGACCAGTTGCCAAGGCTTAACCAATGGTAGCTCAAGCCTGTGTTGCATCTTACTAACCAACCTGTAACACTCTGACCACGATCCACAAGTGATCGCCATCATGTAGAGCGATCCATTCAAGCGTCTAACCTGTCGTGGAACCCATCGCTCTAGCTCCTCTCGTGTTGCTAAGTCAGTCATAACGACCTCCTCTTTTTAGGGGGAAATTTTCCCCCAGTTTTCACAGCCCGCAACATTTATTTCATGAATAAAAATAACTAAATTTTATTTTTTTTATAAGTGTTTGCGTACCCCCAGTTTTAAGAATATGGGGTAGGTATTGACCCAGAATAATCCTAACTGTATCCTACTCTATGCCTAACCCCAACACGATTAGCCCGAAGCAGTCTGCATTCGCTGGTTTCGTAGCATCTGGTAACAGCTATACAGATGCCTACAAACTAGCGTACAATGCAGAGAACATGAGCAAGCAAGTGCTGTACAATAAGTCATCGCAACTAGCAAAGAACCCGAAGGTGAGGGAAGCAATCGAAGCACTCAAGTCGAATGACAAGGTAGCACAAGAGGCTCACGAAAAGCTAAGCAATGACTGGATCATTGAGAAACTACAGGGCGAGGCAGTGAACGAGAGCAACCCACCTAGTAGCAGGATCAGGGCGTTGGAATTGCTAGGTAAAACAGGTGGGCTGTTCGATGATAGCACACACGTTACGTTTGAACAGCGTAGTCCAGAGGACATAGAGAAGGAGTTGATGGAGAAGCTCACTGGATTCATGGTAGTGGATGCATGATATCAGGGTGAGTAACCATAGGGTAACTAGGTAAGACCCCAGGGGGAAATTTTCCCCTAGAAAATCCTAACTAACCCCATAGCTAGACACCCGCACCTCAATGCGGACACCCGTACCTCATTCGGGAAAGAAAATGCTGGTCCTGCGTGGAACGCAAAGACAAGATAAGATGCTTTGGTTTTTCGCAATGGCGAAAACTTCTGCATCCATATCGAATTAGGAAATATCTTGTCGATCCCTCTAGGATCGTAAGAGATATTTTCTGATTTGATATGGATGGGAGAAAAAGGGCGTAGTTAATCCAGGGAATTTTCAGGGCATTGCCGTGGTTGGCAATGGTCTGGAATATTGTCTGGATTAGCTCGCTCCATATGATGTTGCCTTTAATTCTGGCAAAGCCAGAAAGCATGAAAAAAGGGAAGACCACCTGGCTGTGTCTACCAGATGGCCTTCCCTAAGCACTATTCCCTCAATAGTAGTGCCTATTTACCAGATCGCGTGTCCTTATAGGAAATGCGACTTACTTCAGGGGTAAACTCATCTTCCAAACGCGTTATGGCACTACTAACCTGCGTGAGGTAACGAGATACAACGCCCTTTGCAGAACTAAGAGTGTCATAAAGCATCGACGCTCTCATCTGCGAGACCTTCATGTCCACAGTGTACTTATTCTTCTTCGTGGTGCCGAAGGTTGCCGTGGTCTTAGCGTCGTTGCTTTTTACCGAGTCGCCAAGATAGTAGAGGAGATCTCCGAGGGCAGAGTCTTCCTGCGCTCCATGACCGACGGAGACTGCCAGATCACTCTTGGCGATGAGATGCTGAACCCCACTCTTCCACACTAGCTTCCTGGCACCCCAGGAAGCATTGGGTTCACCTGGTACCCAAGGGCTACACATTGCCCTGGCATCATCGCGGATTCGAGGATTAGGAGAAAGGAGACACACCCCCAAATTCTGGAACTCGCGACGCTTCTCCCGAATCGCCTTGTTGGTGTTCTTCCCCATGTCGTTCCGATCAAATGGGGGTGTTTCTCCTTGCTCCAGGAGAAGATCATGCAGGTTATGGCCCGCTTCACGGACCTCGTCCACCGCGAAGGAAAACGCATACTCCAATAGCTCGGTAACATGAGCATGATCTTCGGTGGCCCGAAGAGTTCCCTTCTGAGTGAATAGAGGGTCAAGACTAACTACCAGGCCCGCGATTAGATTAATCGTCGAGATTCGGGCAGTGTCGCCCAACTGTCTCCAGGTGGCTCCTGCCTCTGACGCTTTCGCAAGGTCTTCACCCATCGCGTGGCACTTCTTCTTAATGGATCTTCTCACCTGGAGCAGTGAGACAGCACTAACAGATTTCTTGTTCGACATATATGTACTCCTTATTAAATAAAAAACATCAGAAGTAGTTCTTCTGACATGTTGCAGAAGGTGCGAGTGGCAAAACTTAGTCAACATCTATGGTCTACTCACCTTAAGTGAGTGGCTCAGACCATAAGGAGAAGACACATCGACCCCCTGGAGGGTCGCATGTTCTTCTCTGTGATGTTGCTAAGTTTTAGATTACTCAGCCGATGTTGGCTGATTAATCGGCCATATCCCTAGTTCCCTCCAGTCCACGCAGAGTTCCTACTCGCACAACATTTTTCACCCTGAGAAAGTGAATGGAAGGGAAGAGAATCCTCAGATTCTCTTGGAAGGGTGGGGGATGAGCTTTCATAAGAGAGCTTCCATTGAGATGAAAAAACATCGACCCCTCAGATGGTCGCATTTTTTTCGACGAGAGCGCTCTGGAAGCTCTCAGCTTTTGATTGCAGGCCAGTGGGGGGGAACCCCCCGCTGTGCCGTCGCTGTTGTCTGTATTTATAAACAGTGTTTTGCACATTCTACCACCAATTTTTAGCTATATTGCAGTTTTATGTCATTTCTATTCTTTGACTAGGGGCGCGCTAGATACTAACTTGATTATCTAGATTTCTTATATGGATAATAAATCTAGATATTTTATATAGATAATCTACTATAGATTATCTATATATAGAGAAGGGGGAAATTTTTTGAAGATTTTTTCTATAATAATTTGCGCTCTCCTGCTTTCTTCTTGTAGTTTAAGAACAGAGCAATGTTGGTGGGGAGATCAAATATACCTAGAAGGGTGCCAAGATACTTAAGCGTAAAGATATATTTTATGTTCTAGCAGAAGCAGTTGAAGCATACAAGGCTGCTGCTTTTCGTGATCGACATGGATATGCGAAGCGTGGGTATACGGCAAAAGAAGTAGTAAAGCAGTTTCCTAAATATTTTTCTATGCACAGTAGTGGTAAGATTAAGTTTATCGGAAAGAGTGCTGACGAAGTTCTAGAGGATTACTTGCAGAAAATAGGGCATGAACCTAATAGTAAGCATTGGTATATTTTTGCGCGTCAGGTTATTGAGTTAGCACAGGACGACAGTATCGGAAGCGGAAAAGTTACAGAAGCCTATTTTAAAAAGCCTAAAAGAACCAATCGTGTTAGTAGTAGTAAGCGTACCAGAAAGGTACATCGTCGAAAATGGTCTAGAAAATCCTATGAGTAATTAATGCAACTAGATATAGATACTGTTACAAAGCATCTTCACTTGCTGTCTCCAAGCAAGCAAAAAGAAGTTCTCACGCTTCTTGATCAGTTAAGTGCCGCAAAAAATAAAGCTTTGTCTCAGAAGGACTTTCTTTCTTTTGTAAAAGAAGTATGGCCTGCCTTTATTGAAGGCGCTCATCACAAAATCATGGCAGATGCGTTCAATAGAATTGCCGATGGGACCCTCAAAAGGCTTATAGTAAATATGCCACCACGACATACTAAGTCAGAATTTGCATCACATCTTTTTCCTGCGTGGTACTTGGGAAGATTTCCAGATAGGAAGGTTATTCAGACTGCTCATACAGCAGAGCTTGCAGTAGGCTTTGGTCGTAAGGTACGTAACTTAGTAGGCTCAGAAGTTTATCAAAAAATATTTAATGATGTTTCTTTGAGTACAGACTCCAAAGCTGCAGGTAGGTGGAACACCAATCAGGACGGTGACTACTTTGCTATTGGTGTTGGGGGTGCTGTAACGGGTAAGGGTGCTGACATCTTGATCGTAGATGATCCACATTCTGAGCAGGAAGCTGCGCTTAATGATCCATCCGTATATGATAAAACGTATGAATGGTATACTTCAGGTCCTCGTCAGAGGCTACAGCCTGGGGGTGCCATATGTTTAGTTATGACCCGTTGGTCAAAAAAGGATCTAACGGGAAGTATTATTAAGGCATCTATAGAAAGAGGTGGTGCGGATGAGTGGGAAGTTATAGAGTTTCCCGCAATACTTCCTAGCGGCAAACCAATGTGGCCTGGGTTCTGGCCAATTGATCAGCTTGAGGCATTGAAGGCGGAACTGCCCGTCGGTAAGTGGGCTGCCCAGTATCAACAAGATCCCACCTCTGAAGAATCTGCAATCATCAAACGTGAGTGGTGGCAGGAGTGGCCTAAGAAGAATCCTCCTTCGTGTGAATTTGTTATTCAATCTTGGGATACTGCGTTTCTTGCAAAGGAGACTGCAGATTATAGTGCGTGTACTACATGGGGAGTTTTTACAGATGAAAATGATGTGGCAAACATTATTCTTTTAGATGCGTTTCAAGAACGCCTAGAGTTTCCTGACTTGAAGTCTAGGGCCTATGAAATGTATAAAGAATATGATCCAGACGCTTTTATTGTTGAGGCCAAAGCAGCAGGCACTCCTTTAATTTTTGAGTTACGTAGAATGGGAATACCTGTAGGGGAGTATACCCCTAGCAGGGGTAAAGATAAGATTGCTAGAGTAAATGCTGTATCAGATTTATTTTCATCTGGGCATGTTTGGGCGCCTAAGACGAGATGGGCCGAAATGGTTATAGAAGAGTTCGCTGCGTTTCCCACTGGCGACCATGATGATTTAGTAGACTCTTCGACACAGGCACTGTTGCGTTTTCGTCAGGGTGGATTTATCCGCATAGAAAGCGATGAAGAGGAAGAAGAGTTCCTTCTTAATAGAAAAGCAGATTATTATTAAGAGTTGACTCTTTGTTAATATTTCCTCATTGTGTATGTTAGCTTAAGCAGAGGAAAAATCCGTGGCAATAGACAAATCAATAGAAGCTCTTCTGAATCAAGATGAATTTGATATGGGGCCTGACGGCCTTACTGTAGTTGAAGATCAAGAGATTCCCGATGATTCATTAGTTACAGAAATGGACGATGGTAGTATGGTCGTTGATTTTGATCCTATGGCAGAAGAGGGAATGGGTGGTGACTCATTTGAATCTAACCTTGCCGAATTTATAGATGAAAATGAATTATCTGCATTAGCCTCAGAGTTAGTATCTCAGTTTGAATCTGATAAAGAAAGTAGATCTGACTGGGAACAGACCTATGAGCAGGGCCTAGATCAACTGGGATTGGAAATTGAAGATCGAACTACACCGTGGGCAGGAGCTTGTGGCGTATTCCATCCGATGCTTTCTGAGGCAGTTGTTCGTTTCCAGAGTCAGACTATTCAGGAAATCATACCTGCACAGGGTCCAGTAAAGACTCATGTGTGGGGTAAGTTTGATGAAGAAAAGGCAGCCCAAGCGAAAAGAGTTCAGGAGTATTTGAATTATCAGCTTATAGAAGTGATGACGGAGTATAGATCAGAAACAGAGAAGCTGTTATTTAGCTTGCCTTTAGCTGGATCTGCTTTCCGTAAAATCTACTTTGATCCGTCACTTGGCAGACCTACCTCTATGTTTGTTCCAGCAGAAGACTTCGTTGTTGCGTATGACGAAGCAGATTTGGGGCAATCAGAACGCTATACTCATGTAATGACTCGAAGTGCTAACCAGATAAAGAAATTACAGGTAAGTGGATTTTATAGAGACGTAGAGCTTGTGTCCTCTAATGTAGAAGATAATCCTATTACAGAGAAATATAATGAAATTGGAGGCGTGTCTCCCTCATACGAACATGGTGAAAGACATCAGCTTTTAGAAATGCATGTTGATGTTGATCTTCCAGGATATGAAGACGAAGACGGAGTAGCGCTTCCGTATGTTATTACGATTGACAAGGGCAATAACGATATTCTTTCTATCTACAGGAATTGGGATGAAGAAGATGTGCATAGACAAAAGCTTCAGCACTTTGTCCACTACGGATATGTTCCTGGAATCGGATTTTATAATCTTGGTCTAATTCACATGATTGGAGGACTAGCCAAGTCCGCTACTAGCTTGCTTAGACAGTTGGTTGATGCGGGTACACTATCCAATCTACCAGGAGGATTAAAGACTCGTGGACTTAGAATCAAAGGCGACGACACGCCTATCATGCCAGGAGAGTTTAGAGACGTTGATGTCCCAGGCGGGGTTATTCGCGATAACATCACCTTCCTTCCTTATAAGGAACCTTCTTCGGTCCTTTATCAGTTACTGGGCAACATAGTTGAAGAAGGAAGACGATTTGCTTCGATGGCAGATCTTAAAGTAGCGGACATGAATCAAGAGGCCCCAGTGGGAACCACTCTTGCGATCATGGAACGAGCTATGAAGGTCCAATCTGCGATTCAGGCTAGAATACATGCCAGCTTAAAGCAAGAGTATAAAATTTTAGCGAAAATTGTGCGCGATTATACAGATCCAGCATATCCTTATGAAACAGAAGACGGTGAAGGAATTAAGGCTGAAGACTTCGATGATCGCATTGATGTTATTCCAGTATCAGATCCGAATGCATCAACAATGGCACAAAGAATTATGCAGTATCAAGCAGCACTGCAGTTAGCACAGCAGTCTCCAAACTTGTACGATATGCCGTTACTACACAGACAAATGATGGAGCTTATCGGTATTCCTAATGCAGAACGGGTAGTTCCGAATCAAGAAGAAGTTCCACCTAAAGATCCTATTACTGAAAATCAGGACATGCTTACACTTTCTCCTGTTAAAGCGTATGAATACCAGGATCACGAAGCACATATGCGTGTTCACATGGCGCTTAAAAATGATCCGCAACTAGCGCAGGAAGTTCAAAATAGCCCTGCGGGTGGCGCAGTAAGTGGTGCATTAGATGCACATGTCCGTGAACACTTAGCATTTGTTTTCCGAAAGCAGATAGAAGAAGAGCTTGGTATCACGCTACCACCTGCAGAAGAGCAGTTGCCGCCTAGACTTGAGTCACAACTCGCTAAACTTGTGGCTGACGCTGCCGATCAAATGATGGGCAAGAAGCAACAGCAACAGCAGGCAGAGGAGGCGGCCCAGCAACAACAAGATCCGATTGTTCAAATGCGTGAACGCGAGGTTGCTACACTTGAACAAGAGCAACAACGCAAGCAAGCAGCAGATCAGGCCAAACAACAGATTGATTTACAGAAGCTGGATGTTGAGCGACAGAAGATTGCGGCCAAAGAACGCACTGATATGGCAGAATTGAGCCTTGAAGAGCAGGCATTAAAGCTAAAATCGGAAATTGAGTCCGAAAAATTAGACGCAGACCTAGAAATTAAGGGGTTTGAGCTAGGACTTAAGGCCAACCAAGACAGAAACGGAAATAATAATGGCCGATAGTGTGCTACGGCTGTTAAAAAAAGCAATTAGAGAGCAGATGAACGAGCTTGCAGACCATTTAGCGATAGGAAATGCTAAAGATATGGAAGATTATCGTAAGATTACTGGTATTATTGAGGGCCTAGCATGGACAGAACGTGAAATTATTGACCTAGAGGACAGAATTAAGGATATGTAGTGACATTAAAGTGGCAATCTCTGGTTCAGCTAGGTAAATATTTCGGTGTCATTGACAAAGAAGATGCCGAAGCCTTTGTTGAGCCAGAAGTAAATGATTTTAAGTTTGATATAGACCATAATGGAGAGCTTTGGGTGTCAGTCCCAAAGAAAAAAAGCAGTAAAAAAGACAAACCTTCTAATTAGAAGCGCGACCGTCCGAAAGGATGCAACAATTTAACGAGAGGTCACATGACTAAGCTCGCGAAAGAAGTAGAAAACCCTGTTATTGATGTCGAAGACATCACGTTTGAGAGAGAAGGCAGTTCTTCTCGCACCGCAACACAACTACCCGTGCCAAAAGGCTATAAGTTATTGATTGCACTCCCCAGTGTAGCCGAAACTACAGAGGGTGGCATCATTAAGTCGGTACAAAGTCAACAAGACGAAGCAATCGCGACTGTTGTAGGCTTTGTATTGAAGATGGGACCCGATGCTTACGCTAATTATGGTCGATTTCCCACTGGACCCTACTGTGAAGAGGGTGATTGGGTAGTTTTTCGAGCATTTAGTGGTACAAGAATCAAAATTCATGGTAAAGAGTTCCGCTTGATCAACGATGATACGGTTGAAGCGGTTGTTGAAGACCCTAGAGGCGTGGAGAGAGCATAATGAGTGAAGAAACTGGAAGAATGGCCGAAGAAGACAAGTTTTTAGGGGTAAGAACCACTATAGAACCGCCTTCAGAGGACGTAGAACAGGCAAAATCTGAAGATTTTGAGGTTAGTGTTGTAGATGACCGATCAAAAGAAGATCAAAGGCATGCTCCACTGGACAAAGAGGGAAATTTACTCAAAAAACAAGGGCAAGACCTTGAAGAGTACGGTGGAAAGGTAAAAGATAGGATTGGTAAGCTAAAAAAGGACTATCACACCGAGCGTAGGGCAAAAGAAGCGGCAGAAGCCGAGTCAAGCGAGGCAGTTAACTACAGTCGTGCCATGCAGGTGGAAAATCAGCGACTTTTGCAACTGGTTCGCAATTCTCAGGCTGCATTAACCGATCAAGCGAAGAGTCGTGCGGCTTCTAACCTTGCTCTTGCAGAAGATAACTTTAAAAAGGCACATGAGTCGGGTGATTCCCAAGAAATAGCTGAAGCACAGAAAAATCTAACAAATGCACAGCTAGGGCAGGCATATGCGCCTAATGTTTCCCAAAAGATTATTGATAACTGGCAGCAGCAAGTAAGACAGCAAGAACAAGCGGCAGCACAGCAGACTCCATACGTACCAGAGGTGCCGCAAGTAGATCCAGACCCAAAAGCGGTGGAGTGGCAGGAAAATAATCAATGGTTTGGTGAAGATACTGAGATGACTAGCTTTGCTTACGGTGTTCACGAAAGACTTGTTAATCAAGAAGGTATTGACCCAGACTCTCAAGAGTACTACGATTTGATAGATCAACGAATGGGAGAAGTTTTTCCATCGCGCTTCAGTAGAGGCAATAATGAAGAAACTATTATTGTTGATACTGCGACGACTCGTAAGACGAGTCCCGTGGCTGCAGCCTCTAGGAATAGTGGCGCATCACCACGCAAAGTAACATTAACACATACACAGGTAAGGCTCGCGAAACGCCTTGGCCTAACTCCGCAGCAATATGCTGCACAGCTTATGAAGGAGAGAAATTAAAATGGCCGAAGAACGCGCACCACGGGAACCGCGGAATTTAGATAGTCGTGAAAACGAATCTAGAGATAAATCCTGGGAACCTGCATCAATTTTACCAGATCCAGAGCCACAAGATGGCTATGTGTTTAGGTGGATTCGTACATCAATGGTTGGCAATGCTGATAACACCAACGTATCTAAAAGATTTAGAGAAGGTTGGGAACCAGTAAGGGCCGAAGACCATCCTGAACTTCAAATTATGAGCGATCATAAATCTGAATGGGGTGAAAAGGGTGGTATTGAAGTTGGCGGACTACTACTGTGCAAAGCTCCACAAGAACTAGTGGAGCAACGTCGTGACTACTACAAGAAGCATGCAGAATCACAGATGCAAGCCGTTGACAATAATTATATGCGTGAGAACGATCCAAGGATGCCAGTTCTTGCGCCTGATAGAAAAACTCGTATAGCATTTGGCGGTAATCGCTAGTGCTTTGATAAACAAATGAACTAAATAGGGTATTATTATGGCTACTTCAGCTTCACCGTATGGAGCTAGGCCCATTGGTACATTAAGTGCGTCAGGCTCGTTTACGGGCAAGACTCGTAATTTACCAATTATCACAACTTATGGAACTGCTATTTTTAATGGCGATTTTGTTAAGATTGCAGCAGACGGTACAGTCGCAAAAGATACTGGGACTACCGCCTTGACTAGTTGTGGTATTTTTATGGGCTGTTCTTATACAGATCCAACAAGTGGACAGAAGACGTTTAGTGACCAATGGCCCGCATCGAATGCAGCAACTGATGCAATGGCTTACGTCTTAGACGATCCGAATGTCGTATTTCAAATGCAAGGTGACGAGGCAGTGAACACCACAGACCGTGGACTTAACGCGTCTGTTGTTCAGACTGCTGGTAGCACTTCGATTGGAAAATCCAAGAACGCTTTGGATGGTTCAACACCAGCTACCACGAATACACTTCCTCTTCGTATCCTCGACTTTGTCGATGGACCGATGAGCTTGCCTCCGAAGGGAACAACCGCGAGCGATGCCTATCCTGACGTTATTGTGAAATTCAATGCCGCGTCGAGTGGGTCAGCCTCTAATCATTCATATTTAAACGCCACTGGCGTATAATAGGAGACTGACAAATGGCTATATCACGCGCTCAATTACTCAAAGAACTTTTACCTGGGCTTAATGCTCTCTTTGGGATGGAATATGCACGGTACGATGACGAGCATAGTGAAATCTATGAGACTGAAAGTTCGGATCGGTCCTTTGAGGAAGAAGTAAAGCTTTCGGGCTTCGACGCTGCTCCCGTTAAAGATGAGGGAGACGCAATTTCTTACGACGCTGCACAGGAGAGCTTCACGGCTCGCTACAACCATGAGACCATCGCCATGGGCTTTGCTATTACCGAGGAAGCAATGGAAGATAATCTCTATGATTCTCTGTCGGCTCGTTATACTAAGGCTTTGGC